ATGGTTCGGCCTAGACGAGCTGACTTACACGCCGGAGGAAGCATGGACGCGGCTGGAAGGCCGGTTACGAGACCCCAGGGCGCAGCGGATCTGCGGGTTTGCGGCATGGACGCCGAAAGGCTACGACTGGGTGTACCGCCGGTTCATCGGCGACACCAAGGTGCGCGGGCATGTAGCCATTCTGGCCGAGCCGAACGAGAACAAGCACCTGCTGGCACAAGTGCCGGACTACTACGAGCGGCTCAAGGAAAGCTATGACGAGCAATTCTTCGCACAGGAAGCCAGAGGCGAGTATCTGAGCCTGGAGGGCAGCCGGGTGTACGGCGCGTTCGACCGCAAGGTGCACGTTCAGCCTCTCGGCGTCGATCCGCATGTGCCTCTGCTCTGGGCGCTGGACTTTAACGTGGACCCGATGAGTTCGATCGTGGCGCAGTACAACGGCGGAACATTCCGGGTACTGGATGAAATCGTGCTTCGGCACGCGAGCACGCCGGAGGCGGTGGAGGCTTTCACCGAGCGGTACCCCGCGCATGTACTGGGGGTGACGGTATACGGGGACGCGTCGGGCAACAACCTAAAAACGTCGGGCAGTACCGACTACCAGATGATCCGCGATTCTTTCAAGGAAAAGGGCATCACCAAGGTGAACTACAAGGTGCCTGACTCGAACCCGAGCGTTCGCGACCGGATTAATCTGACCAACGGCCGGTTAAAGTCCGCCTCGGGCAACATTGCCATGCTGGTGGACCCGAAGTGCAAGGAACTCATCCAGGATTTTGAGCAGGTGTCTTACAAAGTCGGTTCCACCCAAGTGGACAAGGAGCGGGACCGCATGCGAACGCACGCTTCGGATGCCGTGGGATATCTGTTGTGGCAGGAGTGCCTGATTAACCCAAAGATCGGGGAAAGGCGGGAGCGACTAGTCTAGCCATGGAAAACATCAACAGGGAACATCCCGAATACATCGCCCGTAAGCGGATGTGGAAACAATACAAGGACCTCTATGCAGGCGGCGAGCAGTTTCGCTTGAACGCCTCCGACTACCTGATGTGCCGCCACAAGGAGCCCGGTCCGATCTACCAGGAGCGGCTGAGCCGTGTCTTCTACCAGAATTACATTGGCTCGATTATCGATTGGTACGCCGCCACGCTGATGCACTGCCCACCCGTGCTCATGTTCGAAGGCAACGATGCGGCGGCCAAAGACTTCTACAACCTGCTTTACAACGACTGCGACCTCAAAGGAACCAGCATCCCCGAGTTCTTCCGGCAGAGGTTCGTCCAGACGGCGGTCTGCGGATCGAGTTACATTGTGGTGGACTTTCCCAGGACCACAGGCGCCGCGCGGTCCCGCGCGGAAGAAGACGCCTCCGGCCAATCGCGAGCCTACCTGGTGGATTACGGCCCAGAGGAAGTCATCAACTGGAACTTCAACGAGACGGGCGTCCTGGAATGGATTGTGATCCGGACATCGTGCCTGCAGCAGTCTCAGGTGACGGACGCCAAATGGGAAAGCGAGACGCGGTGGATTTACTACGACCGCGAGAACTTCCAGGTTTTCCGCAAGACCGGCCAGAGCAGCCCGATCCAACTAATCGATCAGGGCCGCCACGCGCTGGCGTCGCTCGACCGCGTGCCGGTGTTCAAGGTGAAGGTAACGGAAGGCCTGTGGCTGATGAATAAGTCAGCGCTACTCCAGTTAGAGCACTTTAATAAGTCGAACGCGCTGGCATGGGCGCTCACCATGGGACTTTTTGCCACTCCCGTGATCTATTCCGACCGGGAGTGGAACCAGATTGCCGGCGAATCCTATTACATCCAGATGGGGCCGAACGACCGTTTTGGATGGGCAGAGCCGGAGGGGAAGGTTTATCAGATCGCCGCGGACAACCTGGGGGTGTTGAAAGACGAAATCTATCGCGTCTGCTATCTGATGAGCCAGGCGGGCGACGGCAGCAGCACTCGCCAGTCCGCGTTGAGCAAGCAATTGGACTTCAGCACTACCGAGGAAGTGCTGCGGGCCTACGGCAACGCGGTGAAGGAGACTTTGCGGCAAATTCTGTGGGCGGTGGCTGCGGCGCGGCAAGACGGCGTCACGATCGACGTGGTGGGCATGGACGAGTTCGACATCAACGATCTCGGCACGGAACTCGGCGATGCCACGCAGTTGCTGGCATTAGAAATTGGGTCGGAGACACTGAAAAAGCAAGTCTTCAAGAAACTTGCCCTCAAGTACCTCAGCGATGAGCGACAGGAGGTCAAAAACCGGGTCGCCGAGGAGATCGAACACCAATAAGGAGACCTATGGAAGGAACGGATATAGAAGCGATCGTGCGCCAGGCGGTTCAAGAATTCGTCAAAGGCGAGACAAGCAAGAGCGAACCGGCTTACAAAGCGGAGCTTCTGGAAGAACGTAAGCGGCGGGAACACTTGGAACGCCGGATGAATGAGCTGGTGGCGGAGAACAAACGCAGCCGCCAGGCGGCGGAAGAGGCGGAACGCAGCTCCTCCGTCCGAGCCGAACTGCAGCGTTTGGGCGTGGCGAAGATCGACCTCGCTTTCAAAGCGGTACAAGACGGCATTGTGCGCACCGAGGACGGACGCCTGGTGGCGCGGGCCGAGAGCGGCGAAATGCCGGTCAAGGAGTACCTCAGCAACTTCGTCAACGAGAATCCGGAGTTTCTGCCGGCTCGGATTGCGGGGGGAACCGGGATGACGGCAACCCTCAAGGCCCCGGTGGTGGGCAGAGAAGCAGTCAGTATCGACCAGATCCGCCCAGGTATGAGCGCGGAACAGATGCAGCGGGTACGTGAGGAGATCGTACGGGTTGCATCACAGTCCCTTCGGGGCATGTAGCAGTACCGGCACACTGGCCGGCAAAAACAGTCACTCAATAAGGAGAAAGAATGGGAGCAATTACATCAAACAACGTGGCCAGCGCGATTGTGAAGCTGGTAGCGGCGGACGCATTGCCGGCACTGGTGTCGAACCTCGTCATGGGGAACCTGGTCAATCGCGATTATGAGCCGGTCCTGGCGAATGCCGGAGACACGGTCAACGTGCCGATTGCGCCGGCGATGCAAGCCAACAACATCCTGGAGGGCGGAACGGTGCAGCCGCAGAACCCGAGTCTGGGGAACGCGCAGATCGTGCTGAACACGCACGCCGAGGCAACTTTCCAGATTCCGGACGTGACCAAAGTACTGGCGGTGCCCGACCTGCTGAAAGTTTACATGCAGCCGGCGGTGATCGCCATTGCCGAGAAGGTGGAAAGCGATCTTCTGAACCTGTACGCCAGCTTTACGGCCAACACCCCGGTGGGCACGGCAGCCACGGCCATCACCGAACCGACCATCGACGCGGCGGAAACCGCGCTCTTCCTGGCAAGGATTCAGCCCACCGAGCAGAAGTACATCGTGGTGGACGCGGCGGCGTATTCGGCGTGGCGGCAGATCCCGCGGTTCAGCGAATTCCAGACGGCCGGCGACGCCGGTTTGATGGCGCTGATCGGCGGAACCGTGGGGAAGATCAAGGACTTCTTCGTGTTCCGCTCGCAACTGGTCAAGAAGACTGGCACCAGCCCCAACATCAACACGCACAACCTGGCGTTCACGCGCGACGCAATCGGCCTGGTGATCCGGCGCCTGCCGCAACCGCTGCCGGGCACCGGCGCTGTCGCGGAGTACGCCGAGTTGGGCAATTTCGGCATGCGCGTGGTGATGAGCTACCAGCCGAATACGCTGGCACAGCAATTCACGGTCGACATTCTGTACGGATGCGGTGTGCTGCGCAACGCCGCCGGCGTGCAGGTGAATACCTAGCAGTGGTTGGGGCGGGGCGTTCTTCGGACAACCCCGCCCCAAAGGAAAAACCAAGAGGAGAATCGCATGGACCTGAGACAGTACTACCAAAAAATTCGCGAGAAGGAAGCGTCCTTCAAGGATCCGTACCCGGTGGTGGTCAGCAGGGAGACGGGAGACGGCGGCAAGGATGGCGTGCTCACGGAAGTGACGCCCCAGATTGCCGCCCGGATGGTGGTGGACGGGACGGCAATAGAGGCTTCGGAAGACCAAGCTACGGAATTCCGCGGGCTGCAAGCGGAAGCGCGGCGGCTGGCCCAGGAGGCAGCCGAGGCGGCCAAGGTGCAAGTCGCGGTGGTCACGACCGATGAACTCAAACGGATCAAGGGCGGCAAGCCCGGAAAGGCGTAGGCGGCGCACATGGCTCTGTTCACTGACGGTCCCGTTTCAAGCATCGAAGATCTGACGGCGCAGGACTCTCAGCTCCCGAACGTGGCGAACGTCGAGGGGATCGACGTGACGCAGAAGCTGGCGCTGGCCCAGGATCAACTGGCTCTCGAACTCACCACTTTGCTGGACAGGATGACCTTCGTGAACCAGTGGTCCTGGCTGGCGCCGCCACCATCGCTCAGAACCGTGGTGGTAACGCGAGCGCTGAAACTGTGGCACACATTTCGCGCGCTGGAGCTGGTGTATGCGGATGCATTCGCCAGCCAATTGAACGACCGGTATGCCGCCCGGCGCGATCAATTTCACGAGCAGGCTAAGCAGGCCTGCGATCAGTTGGCGGCCGCCGGCATCGGCATTGCCTGGACGCCGGTACCGCGCGCGGCGGCGCCACTTGTAGTGGCGGCAGCCGGCGGCCTGCCGGACAACACTTACTACGTCACCATGACGTGGACCAACTCCACTAACGAAGAAGGCGCCCCAGCGGTCACTTCAGCCATCACCACTTCGCAAAGCACTCTGCTGGTCGAACCGGTGGCGCCGCCGACGGCGGCGACGGGATGGAATGTTTACGTCGGAACCGATCCGGACGGCCTGGAATTGCAAAACGGTTCGCCGATCGCGGTGGGCCAGACCTGGCTGCAACCGGGAACAGTGACGACGGGCGGCCGCGGACCGGGACGCGGACAATCGCCCAGTTGCCTGAGGCCGGCGCCGAGGGTAATCCAGAGGGGCTGATGGCTACGACAATTGGAAGTGAAATTTCAGCCAAAGTGCTGCAACTGATCACTGGCCCAACTGGTGTGAACTCCGTCTTGGCAGCGCTCACGCTGGGGAGCGTGGCCGCGCCGGGCCAATTCAGCCCGGCGCAAGTGCGTTCGCAAAACGTGGCGCCCGACGTGGCGGACCAAAGCAACACCATGCAGTACCCATCGTTGAATGTGTACTGCGAAAAAATCACCAACAGCCTGGCGGAAAAATTCCGCAGTTTTTCCGGCACCGTCCAGATGGCAATTGAACTTCGGCATTCGCAGGACCGGCTGGACGGACTGCAAGACAACCTGGAGCTCTATGCCGACGCGGCGATGCAGGTCCTGGCAGCCAATCGCGGCGATTGGGGCGACGGCGATTTCTACGCCGGCGAATACCAGGCAGTGTTCGGAGCCGTGAAGCACGGCGGCAAGAATTTCATTCAGATAGCCAAGATCACCTTTGAGATGGGAGTGAGTAAAAATTGACATGGCCTACATTTCCTCTAACGCGAACCGATTCTACACGGCGCTGGAAAGCGCGTACGGACAGGTCCCGACGATCACGGCCGGCAATCGGATTCCGGCGGTCAAGCTGACCGTCCAGCAGCAACTCGAAGTAGCCAGCCGCAAAGACAAGACCGGCAGCCGCACGTTTGCGGGCCTGCCGGTGGGCGGCAGGCGGCGCACCAATTTCGAACTGCAGACCTACCTGACCTCCTGGCAAAACAGCGGCGGCGGGCCGGGCTACGGGCCTCTGTTTCAGGCAGCGCTGGGCGGCGCACCTTTGATCTTCGCGGGCGGCTCGGTGGCTTCCAGTACGGCGGCCGGCCGGCTGGGATTCGCGGCACCGCATGGGTTGAGCGCGGGGCAGGCCGTGACCTGCAGCGGCGAGATGCGCTTCGTGGCGGCGATCGTGGATGCCCAGAATGTGCAACTGAGCGCGCCGTTCACAACGCTTCCGGCGGCCGGCGCGACGGTATCCGCGGCCATCACCTATGTGCCCGCAACGGAGTTGCCCAGCGTCGGGATCTTCGATTACTGGAGCCCCTCGACGGCGGTGCAGCGGCTGCTGTGCGGGGCGGCGGTGGACCAACTGGAAATCGATGTGAATGGCGATTACCACGAATTCCAATTCACGGGGCTGGCGCAGGACGTGGTGGACAGCAGCAGCTTGGGATCAGGCACGGGAGTGGCGCAAGCGCTTACCAGTTTCCCGGCGGAGCCGGCGCTGGGTTCGTTCGATTACTCGATCGTACCCGGCAACCTGGGGGAGGCGTGGCTGGGCACTTCGGCGGCGCAGTTCTTCACCGTAACCAAGGCTTCCATCGTGTTGAAGAACGATCTGGATGCGCGCATGAATGAGTTCGGATCCAGCCTGCCTCAAGCCATTTCGCCGGGACAGCGCACGGTGACGGCCACCTTCGAACTCTATAGCCAGGATGACAGCAACACGGCGGCGCTCTACCAGGCGGCTCGCCAGCAATCGCCCATCAGCGTGATGTTGCAGTTGGGCGATGCCGCGGGACATCTCATGGGGATCTACCTACAGAGCATGATTCCGGTGGTGCCGGAGTTCGACGACAGCAAGAACCGGCTGCAGTGGAAATTCCGGCCGTCGCGCGCGCAGGGAACCGTAGACAACGAAATCGCCGTGGCGTTCGGATAGCGACATGACCTACGAAAGCCTCTCGGTGGTGGAATCGCGCGTAGCGACCGGCGTGTCCTACACGGTCGCCCGAATGTCGTTCGGCAGGCGCACCGAGCTGATGCGGCGGATTCGGGAGCTGGCCGGCCACATGGAATTCCTGGAGGCCGGCCAGGAACCCGGCGAGAAGATGGACGCGGCGCTGCTGCAGGCAGAAATCCACCGCCTGTACCTCACGTGGGGTTTGCGGGCGGTATCCGGCCTCGAACTGGACGGCGTCGAGGCCACTCCGGAATCGCTGGCCGAAGCGGGTCCCGAAAGCCTGTTCCGGGAAGCGCTGGCCATTGTGAGGGCGGAGACGGGCCTCAACGAAGCTGAACGAAAAAACTGATTGTCGCCTTCCATTTTCAGTTGTCCAACCAGGCCGGTTGGAAGTGCGACACGTGCCGGAGATCCGGCCTGGAAAAGAAGCGGCGCTGTGGATGGCTTGGCGGTGCAGAACGAAAGCAAGGGGCGGCGGTGTGGGCGCGCAAGCACATTGCACTGGAAACGTGTCCGAAGTCGACGGTCACGGCGGAGAGCCAGAGCCTGGTGGAAGAGTTTCTGGTGCGGCGACGCCTGCGAGCAGTGGACTGGGAAGGGCTGAGCGCGCGGCAGGTGGAGGCATTCGTCATTTTGGAAAAGGCGCTTGCGGCGGAGATGGAAGATGGCCAGCGAAACACAAGACACGCTTTATGATGCTTTTTCGAATGCAGCCGGCAGCCAAGCGGAGGTGTTGGAGCCGATCGCCAACGCCAGCGACGAGCTGGCGGAGTCGCTGCAGGGCGTAACGGGGCAAATGGGCGAAGGCCCGTCTCAAAGCTCCTCGGGGACCAGTTCGAGCGCGCCACAGAGCGCAGCGAGCGAGGCGTTATCCATCGCCACCACGGTGCTCGAGAGCGGGCTCGGGCTGATTCCGCTGGTCACCGGGTTGATTGGGCTCTTCACCGGCGGCGACAGCACGCCGGCCCCGCTGACCAAATACGCCATGCCGGACAAGATCGACTTCGAGGGCGCGGACGCCGGCAGCGGAACAAGCGACATGGATTACGACCAAATGGGCACGCCGAGGACGTACGATGCGTCGTCGGATCCGCCGCCGGGGACGACGTCGGCGCCAGTTTCGTCGCCTGCGGCGGCGGCGCCGCTCACCGGGAACGTGCAGGCGATGGATTCCCAGTGGTTCATGGACCACAGCAGCGACATTGCGCAAGCGGTCCGCAACGCCATGCTGAATCTGAGTTCGATTAACGACGTGGTGAACGACCTCTAATATGGCGACTTTTCCCAAGCTCAAGACGAACGCCGTGGCGCAGTACCCGGCTTCGAAAACGGCGCGGTATCAGAACCAGGCGCTGCGATTCCTGGACGGCACGGAACAACGGTATCGCGATTCCGCCGGACAGCTCGATCGCTGGCTCATCAGGCTCGCCGAGCTGGACGAAAGCGAAATGGCGGCGATCGAGCAGTTCTTTGCCGATAACCAGGGCCAGTTCGGCAGCTTCGCGTTTACCGATCCGTGGGATGGGACGGTACATCCCGATTGCAGCCTGGCGAGCGACGAATTGGATCTGACCTGGCAGGCGGAAATGCGCGGCACGACATCGCTGACGGTGGTGGAGAACCGGGGATAGACGCATGCTGGTATACCCACAATTGACAACCGGGGCGCTGGGCCAGTTTCCGATTGAGAAGCGATGGCGGCAGCGGACCGTGGTGAATACGGCGGCCGATGGCAGCGTGATCAAGCTGGCCGACTCAAGCGGGGCACTGACCGAGTGGCAATTGCAGTACGCCGGATTGAGCGACGGCGAACTGGCAGCGCTCCGGCAATTCTTCGCGGCGGCGGAAGGAACGCTCAACGGATTCACTTTCCTCGATCCGGCCGGGAATCTCTTCGCGTGGAGCGACCACCTGGAGAATGTCGTGTGGGACCTCGGCTCTTTCCTCGCCAAGACCGGAGGCGTGGCCGACCCGGCGGGCGGGACCAACGGCTGGCTGCTGACGAATTCCGGCACGGGCGCGCAAAGCATCACGCAGACACTGGCGGCGCCGGGAGGATACCTGTTCTGCCTGAGCGCGTGGGTCCAGGCGGCCGCGGCAGCCACGGTGACGATGTTGATGGGAGCAAACCGTTCCTTACGGCCCGTACAGGCCGGTTGGAATCGCATCGCATTCACGGAAAACGGGGACGCAACCGCAACGTCAATCGTGCTCGGGTTGGAACTCCCGGCCGGCGCGGCCATCCAGGTGTATGGGCTGCAGGCGGAGGCGCAGGCGGCTCCTTCCAAATACAAAGCCAGCACGACGGGGGGCGTCTATGCAGGCGCGCGCTTGCGCGACGATGCGCTCACCTTTACGACGGAGGACGTGAATCATCATTCCGCCACGGTGAATATCCTTTATGCAAGCCATCTCTGATCTCAAAGAACAGGCGGTAGTGGATACGCCGCTGATGGTGTTCGACTGCGCGCTGTGCAACGGACAGCTCGAAAGCTGGAGCACGCACGCGGTGACCGTGGGGCAGACGGCATACGCGGCCCGCGTCTTGCAGCACAGCGCGTTCGATATCCAGACGGCCTCCGACCAGGGGGTTGACGGCAGCCCGCGTATTTCGATGGTGCTGGCCAACGCCGATTCGCACTTTTCGGAAATCGAGCGCTCGTGCGGGTGGAAGGGCGCGGCACTGACGGTGAGTTTCCTGTTCTACGACCTACGCAACAACGTTGCGTTGACGGACGCGCAGGTGGTGTTCCAGGGGATCTGCAACCCGCCGGACCAGATTCAGGAAGCAACTTTCCGGTTGACGGCCAACAACCGGATGAACCTGCAGCGGCTGATGCTGCCGGAAGTGCGCATCCAGCGCCGCTGCCCATGGGATTTCCCGGCGACAGCGGATCAACGGGCGGAAGCCGTAAGTGGCGGAGCCAACGGCAAGTACTCGATGTATTACCGCTGCGGCTATTCGCCAGACATTGTCGGAGGCAGCGGGAACATGAACGGGACCGTGCCGTATACGACATGCAGTTACGCACGTTCCGATTGCCAGGCGCGAGGAATGTTCACGAGATTCGGCGGCCTCGAGTTTGTGCCTCCGGTGATCGAGGTTCGCGGATATGGCAAGGACTGGACCACATCCA